GATTTGGCTTTAACAACATAGCCTTTAACCAAAGGACTATGCAAGAAGCGGTGCATTTTGGTACTTTCATACCCTAGTGCACTGATCCTTCCCAACACAGGAGATTCTTCTTCAACATGCGGGAAAAATCCGTGAAGGACCTCTTCCAACATATCGTCGAGAAACTTCGCTGCTCTCCATAGACCCAGCATATAAAACTGGTTCCTAAGTGAGACGGTCGAAAGAACCTCCTCGGCGTCCCGCCATGACGAGGGAAAACGACTTCGGACCTTGGCAATTGAAACCGAGGATCCGTCGTAATACTCCCTCCCACACGACTCCCTGAACTTTCCTGTCCAAAAAGACTTGCGGTCATTCACCTTAAACCCGAAGGTCTCCAGTTCATGGATCACAGCTATTACGCTATCCGTGGGGACAATAATGTCATCCCCATAGACGCGCACTTGATCCCTCAGCCCTAATATTAGGTCCGGGGAGATACTGCGGTTGAGCGATTTTGCCACTCCCATCACAGCTAAGGTCGAGAAGACCATCGCTTCGATAGGAAAGGTGACCGCTGAACCCATAGACGCGAACTTGGAAAGACGAATAATCTTTCCTTGTACATCTGCTGTTCTAGATCGTGATGCTTCCAGCCCCGCTTTTAAGTTCGGGAATGTAGACACCATCGTCTGAACTAGTAGATTCGACACCCTGTCGGATGCTTCGCTAAGATCTAGCGTTGCAAGACTCTGATCTTCAGAGCCAACCCGTGCCAGGAACTGGTTAGGAACCTGGTCGGTGAAACCGACCAATCCAAAGCCCAAATTCATTTTATGGCGTTTGCCATGAATAAACTCTGACTCTGAATAGGACACGAACTTCTCCATCAAACCTTGCTGCACATATTGCATGCAGGTGGGCTCAATAGCGATGATCCGTGCGGTTGTCGCGGTTTTAGGCACAGGAATGACCCTAACAGGCCTTTCCTCACCGGGTTCGAGAAAGTTCATCCCCGAAAGGACATCGAAATGATGCCTAGCGTTGGCCACGATGTATTCCCCGAAGGGGAAGATTTCATCCAGCCGATTGGGCCACTCCACTTGATTAAACTTGCCGTTTCCGACAAGATAATCAGCGGTGGCCCCGGGACCATGGTTTGGAGTGATGCGGTGGTGGTAGACGTCTTCGTCCACCTCCTGCATCACGCTACCCCACAAAGCAAGGGAAGACTTGCGAAACTCCTCCAAAAGTGCGGAGGAAATCTCGTTATCCCAAGCCCGAACTTTCTGCTCACACTCGATGTAGCCCGCGATAGCTTGCTGAATCACCCTCGTAGAAGGCAACTCAGCTATCTTACCACACATCAGCGTAAGCTGACGTACGGCGAAGATACTATCGATATCAGGCTCATCGAGCAACCGTCCAGTATCCGCGCTAAAAATGAGATCCAGAAACCCGCTAAGAAAGATAGGAGTTCCAAGACGTTCACCGGCTGAATTCGCTTTACGGCGTTTCCAACCGGTCCATCCGTCTTCTAGGAGCCGGCCCTGGTCCAGACTTCTCTCGAAGTCCTTTCCGTAAACCGGCAGTGACGTCGTAAGAAACGCGTCACCTTCATTTTTAACACGCGTAAGGGCGTATTCCAACTCCCTCACTGTGCTGACGTGGCACCAGGTTCCCAAATCATCGAGAACCTCAGTCCATAGATGCATAAGGCTTTTCAATTTGGCTCCTTGTATAATTAGGAGTTCAAATTCCGTAGCCATGCGTGTGCTTGCGCACTTATGTGTCATGACTGACACATAAACTGACCAGGCTTTCGCCTAGCTTTCGCCGCCAAGAACCTTGGTGACGTTAGCACCGCTCGTTTCCGTGAGCCACTCCGTGAGGAGTTTGGCCACCGCGAGCATCTCTACATTGGTGAACCCATAAGTGGGCTCATCAATGATAAACGAGACCGCACAGCTGTATTCCTTGTTGACCGAGGTCGCCAGGGGATCGGCTGCGATCTTCTTGAAGTTAAGCCGGACCAGGCGGCGATCGCGCTTGCCATTGGCATGCGAAATCGTAACCGAAACAAGTCCGTCATCCTTGGTGTAAACCGCAGATGAACCGTTGGTATCCACACGCGGAAGCGTGTGAGTATTAACGCCGCCGACCTTCAGAACGATAGGGTCAGTAAACATGACACATCCTTGAACAGTTTTGGGGTAAGAACCCCATGATTGGACCCAGTATCTATATTGATACTGGGGGTAGAGATGTGGGCATGATGCCCGATTTCAGCCGCTCTTAGATAAACCTAGAGCTGCTAATGTGGCCAGTTGTCGCGGCGAGAAGCCGTCGAAAGTCAGGCCAAATCCATATGGTGTTGCCTGCTCCCGCCTCTTAGTTGTGAGACGGAAAACTTGCTTTGCAGGCACCTTGATAACACCATTTACGGTGTCATAAAGGGCATCGATCTCATAGGTAACAGTACGGATTCTTTTCTCCATAATGTACCCATATCGAAGCACAAGGCCGTCATGCTGGAATGCCGAGAGATTATGCAAAATATCTCCGGTACTACCAAACCAGTCTGCAGCCCAGCTCCAAGGCGTCAACTCGTAAACCATACTTACCGAGGGTCGCAAGCCGAAAAGCTTGTTGGCCTCGGCGGCATATCTCGTAAAACTCCCCTGAGGGGGAAGATGATACGTGAATGCACCTTCGAACCAGTAATCATACTGGTCCTCGATGGTCGTGGTTAACGTACTTGGCCCGCCCGAGTTCGTTGCACCTACAACAGCATATGTGTTGTTTTGGGTGGTGACGGTTGTCTCTTTGCGGGTAGGGAAGACGAATCGCCTTCGCACATTCTTTCCTGAATCACGCTCTAGTTGCCGCAGAATCTTTTCAGATTCGTTGATGGCTACAGCGTACTTTTTCAGGTCGGCGATGATAGGCATAATTCCGAAAGTGGCGTTGAGATATTCATCTCCCAATTTCTTGGGAATATCTCCTCGCTTTAACTTACGGAGGCCTTGAGCAGGGATAGACGGAAGTTTCTCCCTGAGCTCGCCTAGGAATTGAGCGGTGTTAGCGACTGGATTAGTCGGTATAGTTCTGGCGATACCGCGAGCCCCAAAAGCATCCAGAGTAGAAACTGGAGTATCTGGGAAGTTACCAGGAAAATGCGTCTGATAACTGCCGAGCGTCTCGTATGAGAGCCCTGCAATCGCAGCCAAAACAGGTCCAGAATAATGGTTACTGATTGAACCGTTACCATAAGTCGTTTCAATACGCTTAGGTGTTGTTTCAACATGTTCCCATTTCTTCGTAAAAAACGGACCTCCGATATCCTCATCAGTCTTGGAAATTTTCCGAAACTGGTGGCCTTCAGAGATGGTCTTTTGCCAACTCTGAAACTCATACGTGCCCTGAGTATGAAGTGGTTCATAAATAGGACCAGTGAATCCAGGGATTCGGTAAAACCTCTGAAAATTGAGGTGATCCGAATTTAGAACACGCGTACGAGTCTCCATTAGCTCCACTTAGGAGGAGTAGGTCCTAGAGCCAGATGGCTCTAGGGGATGTTCCTCAGCTACACAGCCTTCTAGGCTTGCATGCTATGAATTACCCGTCAAAGGGGTTCATAGACGCCTAGCGCGCTTATGCAGTAAGGGTGAGATGTAAAATATATCACACCTTGGTGGGAGTCCTTAATGGGCT